CGCGTTGCAACATCGACTCCCTTTCGAATCGTAGAACCGACAGGGTCAGGCAGAGTGGGGCCACCGCTGACAAGAAAGCGGCCCGCCTTCCGCAGCGCGCCCAGAATCCCGCCCCCTTCCTCTCCCCTCTCACGCGCCTCCCGATCCTCTTGTACATCATCTATTGTGACACGCGGGGCAGGCACACGATCAGGCACCCGAGCAGGCGCACTTGGCGCACGGGGGGTCGGTGCAAGGGCAGGCACGCCAGGCCTACGAGGGGGAGAAGCAGGCACCCGTGGGCTCAGATCAGGCACGCTAGGCTTTGCCCGTTCTGCCTGCTTCTCTGCTATGTCTCTACGGAGTTGCGAAACCTCCGCTGGTGTCCAGGGGCCGTGCCCCGATTTATGGGGCATTAACGCTCCTGGAATCCAGCGAGCGTGGGAGCGACGAAGCCGCTACCAGTGCGGCGTCGGAATAAGGCTCCACCTTGTTGCCCAAGTTGGTCTAAGAGAGAAGTGTTTCCGCCTTCAAGCAGACCTTGTTCGAACAAGCGATCCCGTTCCCGTATCGCGGCCCTCTGTACACTCGGCCGGAAGCGGCGGCCAACCGTGGAAAGAAGACCGGCAAGCGCTGCAGCAAAGGTGCGGTCATCGCCTTCCGTACCCGAAAAGCCGGGATCGGTAAAGCGGTCCCGCTTTGCATCGGCAAATTCAGTAAGTTGTGAAGGGTCTTGCGCCGCGAGGGCTGCAAGGGCCTGCGAAATTCCACCACGACTTAACAGGTTTCCTCGTTGATCATCGTCACTGCCCCGAAGGAAGTCCCTAAATATCTGATCTTCATTCGTTCGAGTTAGTTCAAAGCTTGATAGGGCGCGGCTGAAACTATTCTCTAAGGCTTGCCGGCCCAGGCCCCCGACGTTCGGGAAGCGTGCTTGGTTTGCACGACGAAAGGTGCCAAGTGGGTCTTGGATTTCAAGGCGCGCCCGACGGTCGGCAGCGAGTTCCTCGTTCGAAAGCTGTCCTGCGATGCCTGGGTCTGTTATGGTGGGCCCGGTAAAGGCCCCTTCCACCGGATTGCCCTGCGCGTCGGTGGGCTGGGCGGTGGGGATGTCGACAATACCACTTGTTCCAGCACCAACTACGTTGGGAGGTTCAGTTGTCGCGGCTTGTGCTTCTTCAAAAGTCCGCGGAAGCTGCCCCCCTTCCAAGATATCAGGAATTGCCTGTCCGACTTCGACTAAACCGCGATTAAGCTCTCGAATCGTAGACCTTCGGCCAAAGGCTGTCTCTAATAGTGCGCTCATTTCTTGGTGTACTTGTCGGATACTTCGTATGCTGCCGTCAAGAACACGACTAACAATTCTGGCTACAGCCTCATCAACAATGGCATCACCGCCCCCTGCCAACGCCCCAGGATCATTTACTGAGACTTCCTGTGGACTGAGCCCCGCCTCCACCTGATCGATTCTAGCAAGCCCTGCTGCTAAAACCTGAGGATCACTAACATTGTCCCGAAGGAATTGTCGATTATCATCTAAAGCGGCCATAAGTTCTCCTTAAAACTGGACTAAGAATCGAGTTCGTGGATTAAGTGTTGGGCCAAAGCCGCGTCGTTGTGTGGGTGATTGACGAAAGAACTCTTTCTCAAAGTCAAGGTCATCAAGAAAGTCGTTGAAACGGAGCGTTGGCTCGCCACCACCGCGAATTTGTGTTCCTAGCTGCCCAAGAAAGCGGTTGAAGACAGAGGGAAATAAGTTCTCAGAAAAGCGCCGCCGTTGTGGCGTGTTCCCAAACTTATTTGCTCGGGAGAAGAAAGCCGTTTTCGGCTCATCCTCAAGGATGTCAAGAAAGGGATTTGCTTGTGATGTATGTCCTGGTATGTGTGGCATTATCCTCCTTCAAAGTCACGTGTTGGAAGTCCGACTCGTTGGCCCGCTGCTCCTAAGAGACGGCTGAGAAGGCCTTGTTGGGCACCGGGGCGTTCACTTCCCGGAGGCACGAGCGGCCCAGCCTGGTCGAAGGGATCAGGTGGAAGCTCGATAAATGCCTGGGGAAGGATGCGAGGATCGAATGATCCTGCGCCCGGGGGCTCGCCCTTTATCTCTTCGACCGGCGTCTTGCCCTCCTGCACCATTTCCTTCATCAGGCTCATCATTTCGGCCCAGTAAATGGCCGCGAGGTTCGGTTGATTTCTTTCTTCGGCGGCCCGCATTGAAGTATAGAGACGTGCCATTGGGATCATGCGGGCGGCGGTCTGTGACGTCACGGCATCGAGTGTTGCATCAACATCGTCGGTGCGTAATATCTTGTCATGAATGGTTACATCATCCATGAGGGGGAAGCCGTATTGGTCAACCTGCCGCATCTTTTCGGCCAGAGCCAGTTGTTGTGCTTGGTCCGTCGGAATTCCGGCGACAAGCTTCACAGTAATTGGGGGTAGATCACGGACTTGGTCAGCCGGAATCGTCTCATTAAAGTAGTGATTTCCGTTATCAAAGCCTCGAACTTCAAATGTATTGAACTTATTAGAAATGTATTGCTTGATGAGGAGTTCGCCCACCTGCATGATTAGATTCTCGGCCAATTTACGGGATGCGTTTAGCCGTGTATCCACTGTCTGATTGAGTGTTTGTACCGCGAAACCGGAGAGTTGGAATTGAAGCTCCCCGAATACGGTGTACGGCAGCCCGCCTCGCTGTGCTTCGCCAGCAGTAACCGCGAAGAGGACGGCGGCATCCTGGTTGGTAACAGGAACGTCTACAAGCTCTAACTTGTCATTAGTTGCGAGATTATGAACGGCGTCAGGGGCATCGGGCCGCTCTTCTAACCGCCCTTCACCATTATCTGTGAAGAATTTCCAGGCCCGATCCTTCTGCATACGCAACAGTTCGAGTTGAATGGAGAGAATTTCGTTCTTAGTGCGATAAACGTCTCTATTCGCGGCATAAATGCTTTCGCCCCAGCCGGCAGAGGTATCAATTTCGCCCTCGCCCCCAATCTTCGGGGACAAGGCGGAACGGGCCAGGCCCCAGGGAACCTCATTCTCTACTCCATGAAGGATTGGCGCCTTTAATATCTCCTCGCCCGCAAATGTTGTATTAATTTCACGGTCATAATAGTCGTAGACGGCAAGCCCTTCAACGCCATGAGTCGTAAGCTCTTTTCCGTACTCACGTTCAATCTCTTCGAAGCTACGCTCCGTTACGGTACAAAACCATTCCAACCCATTCGGGCCCATACCCCAAAATGCGTGTCGGGCATCCATTGGCATAATGTCAACAAAGGTACTTGTCTGCCCGTCCTCCCCCTCTTGGTTAACTAACAGGGCCCGGCAAGCGCCCCAGCCCCGTACCGGACCAAACGACGCCGTATAGTCCTGGAGTGTGTCTTCAAGCCGATTGACAAGGCGTTCATCCCCTAATGCAATCAGGCCCCGGACCAGGCGCTCCTTAGCATCCTGACGCTCACGGTTTTCGCGGTCCGCCTCGCGGTACGGGACTCGAATTAGAAGCTTCGCTGTCGAAAGCCAGCCCGAAATCTTGTCCGCGTAGGTCCGTGGCTCGTTTGACGTGTACGTACTGATTGGATCGCCAACTGTATCCACTTTTCCATCATTTGTATCGTCAGAAGAGTGGTCAGTTAACTGCCAAAGCGCTAAATCGCTGTCTTGTCGATCGCGAAGCGCCTGTGTCTCGTCAGAGTGCGTCTCAACACGCGCCCGTATTTCGGAGGGACTAACTTTTCGCTTGACTATTTCGGCGGCGGTTAGTTCGCCTTGTCTGTTTGGCACGCGAAAACCTCTGTGTGTTTCGAACTTTGTTAAACTCGGCGTTCACGTAGCCGAAACGGTCGATAAGGCCGTATATTGTCGCTTTAATACTGTCATTGAACCGGTCACGCGGCGTTTTACCGGTTGTCTCCCCGTTTATGTCAACATCCCACGTGTAAACGGCCCGTTTGTTCGTAAGAGGGTTCAGGCACGCCCCTAATTCACTCAACAACCCCTTCAAATGCGGGGCGATTGCGATCATTGGCTCTTTTGTTACGGGATGCGGGCGCAGAAATCGTTTCAGGACCGCTGTTCCCTCATTAACGTCCCTTACTTTGTGGGAGTGGAGGTTGATTCCCGCCTTTACGCGCCACGTTTCGGCAATTGGAAGACGCCCGTGGTGTTGCATCGCATAAATGTCGACCGCGTGACGGCCTTCAGGCACGTCCTTCCACCACGGTTTCGCCTGACATATTTCAATTATCTCTTCGTCAATACGATCACGGGTGTAAACCTCATCGATGAGAGTAACATAGGGGTCTTCTGTACCTTCGCCGAACACATGCGCCGCAATTACGGAGCCTGTCCGTCGATATCCAGGGTCAATCCACATGTTGACGGGATGACCAGGCACATACTTTACGTCTTTAACGTGGAGTGTGTACCGGAAGTCTTTAATGACCAGACCTTGCGGAGGCATTGGAACGCCAAGCACACGCTCATTGTAGAACTCCTCGTCAAACTCCCGCTTCATGCGTTCGATTTCGGGATCGCTTTCGCCGCCCGGGAAGAGGGCTAGGTTACTATATGTCGGGAGTTCGAAGGATGCAGCGTCGGGGACTAAGCCTGTTGCCCATTCGTCATGGAGGGCCGGATACCAGCCGAGGCTCCCTTCCATCGTCCCTGCCATGAAGAGCCACGCTTGCCGGGGCGAGACACGCTCTTGAATACGCCAATAAGCCTCTAGCCCAAGCTGAGAGGCTTCACAAATGATGATTCCGACTGGCGATTCCTGGGACAGCGTCGTAATGTCGCTTGCACTCTTCGTCTTGACAATAGCGATTACGGGCGCTTTTGGATTTCGGGTCCCCCGAATGTGGATTTCGCCCGGGTTTACAACGCTCGACGCCTTGTGGAGGAGGTTCAACTTCCCCATATCAGTACGAATGTAGTTGAACTCGTAAAGAGTCCTTGCGTAGTCAGCGGCCACGAGCCAGTAGATTAGGGGGAACGTAAACTTTGCAGGGTCGGCTTTCGCCCTCGCAACGTCCCTCGGTAGCTCGCGCAGAAACTTCTTTCCTGCCGTAACACTTTTCCCAGACTGAAACCCGCCAGTGACCAGGAGGAAGCGCGCATCACTAACAAGAATTTCTTCTTGCCGCTTGTGAGGCTCAAATTCTACAGCGTCATAGAGGACGCGTGCCTGGTCACTCAGGCGAGTCGCGGTTTGGTCGATCATACACCTGCTACGAAATACTCAACGTCACAGGCCGCCGTATCGGCGATTGCTGTAATGTCTACAAGGTCGGCAAACGTGGACGGGACAGTAAGTGCAGAGCCGGCCGCGATCATAGTATCAACCACACCCCCACTATTATCACAACTCCAGATAAACGTCTTTCCGGCATCGAGCTTCACCGCAAACTCCGTACTATCCTCATCTCTAAACGTTAGCTGGACATGGTTTTCGTTATCGAGGTTCGTAATTCGCACGTACCGTACATCTGCCTCGTCAAAGGTGCCTGCCCCGGGGTCCGTTGCCTGAAATGCAAGCAGAATTAGTTCCGTCGTTCCTATTTCGACGATCCGACGATCCGCTTCAACAACGTTAGAAATTGTTAATGTGTGTGTACCGCCTTGATTGACACCGTTCAGCGTGACGGCTTCTGTAATAGTTACGGTTAGGTCCGCGGCTTCAATCGTCGTTGCCATTATGCCTCAACACCAAGTGGGTCGTCCGCTCGTATTTCTTTGAGCACTACTTTGCCCGCCGCCCGTACCTTCGGCTTGTCCGAAAGGTTTAAAAGCTTGTCCAGTGTATCGGCCGCGGCTTCATCAAAGGGGATTACACGATCCCCATATTTCTCCCTCATCAATCCCTTGAGAGCAAAAATTATCAAAACGTGGTGGCATTTCGGGTCATTGAAGATGCGATCAAACATGACATCTTCAACTTTTTCCCCAAACTCCTTCTGCGCGAAGTCGAACTCGCGGGCGTAAGCCTCATCCTGTTTCACCCAGTCATAGTGCGTCCGCGCCGCAACACCAGTTGCCTTCGCCGCGCCCCGAATCGTGCCAGCAGTTTTAAACGCGTCAACAAATTCCGCTTTCCGCTGATCGCGCGGCGCTTTCCTAGGAAGGCGATAAGTGGGCATCTTTCCCCCAGACCGCGCCACAATCACAAAGACAGTTGCACTTCTTACAAATACATTTCACGTTATAACATCCGTTACAAGCGCAAAACTTAGGGCGTTCTTTGGGAAGTGTCTCAGGGCGTTGCATCTACACCTCTAATGTTTGAAAAATTAAATCCGTGGCTTTCCCTCCCCCCAACAACATCATATTCTCTAAGCCATACCCCCTTTCCACCACTTTATCCACCACTCTCCTCCTCATCACTCTATCGACCATCCTTCCCTCTCCACCACTCTTCATCCTCACCACCAACATCCTTGTCATCCCCTCCCCACCAACCTCACCTCCCCTGTCCTCGTCACCATCCCCCTCACCCCTCCTACCCTCATCAACCAACCGCCACTCAACACTTCTTACTTTTTATTAGTTACTTACTTTCCTCCTACTCCTAAGCCTTCAAGGGTTGCTTACTTTTAGTTAGTACCTTATGATTAGTACACCTTCCCACACTGGTTACTCGGCACCTGGGCTCTGCCCAGACCCGGATGTTTTGTTTAGGTGGGTGCCCGAAGCTTACCGAATTGGGGAGATTACCGAATTGGAGAGGTAACTAAAGTGGTAAGGTGGGAGTAATTACTGTTCCGGTAAGGCTGTCCAAACTGGCAAGCTAACCAAATTAGTAAGGGATACACACCTTACCAACTCGTGCATGCTTATTTGGGCACTAAGTACGTACTTCTTTTGTGTCGACGTACGTACATTTTTTACTTTAGTGTGTATGTGTTTTTTGGGTGAACAGCTGCTTAAGACACTTACTTTAGTATAGTGGATGGGCACGAGATTGTCAATGTGAAGGCTTACTGATACTGGCAGGCACGGCGGTAAGAGTGTTAGTGTGGGAGGGGCGCGGGCGTGATACACTGGTGACAGATCAGAAAAGTCAAGTGAAATCAGGCAAGGGGAGAAGAAATTATGGAAGGGACACTGACAATCACAATCGACTTAGAAAATGATGCCTTTCAAGACGCATACGGCAACTTGGAAATAGCAAGTATTTTGGAGCGGATTGTTCGTGAATACAAGACAGATACCGCTATTGAACGCCCGCTCCGAGATTTTAACGGGAACACAGTTGGGCAGATAGCTATCAGAAGATAGGAGAGGCTATAAGATGACAACTACGCAAGGTAAACGGGTGGATAAAAAGGTCTGCGTCTGCCTGACTTCTAAGAACGTCTGCAGTAACTGTCGACGCTGGGGACATGGGCTCTCATGCAAATATTGTGATCAGGAGGAATCA